TCGGAAAGCGCACGAGGTAGGTCGTCGTGTCGGCGTTCGCCGCCGCTGCCTTGAAGCCGCGCATCCGGTAGGTATCGAGCGCGGGCAGGTGTTCACGGGTGATGTCGTAGCTGAGCGCGTCCAGACCGCCGAGCGTCGTGATGAGCGGCAGCGACGTGCGTTCCAGGAGGGATGAGAGGTCAATCCGCTCCTGAATTTCGATCCGTCCCGCCATGTCGGCGACGATGCGCCCGCCGCGACTGTCGGCCAGTTCCTTGATCTGTTCCCAGATGTTGGCCTTTTGCAGGTAGAGCGCCGGGTAGTCCGCATCGTCGAAGTCACTGAACACCACATCGAAGAGCTGATGGATGTTCGTGTAGTTGCGAAAGAGGTGCGCAATCGCGCGCTGTATGGTCATGCCCCGGATACCTGTCCAGTCAGTCGGCGCATCGGCACGGATGAGCGCCTTGCTGAAGCCGGGGAGCGCCATGTAGCGGGCGAGTGGGCTGATCACGTCGAATTCAAGTTCGTCGCCCCGGTCGTCTGAACCGCTGCCCCGGTCGCGCTGCAGGAAGCCCGTGCATAGGATATGGGAACGGCTTGGAATGATATTGCCGAACGACGTTTCCACGCCGTCGACAAAGTGCTGCGCCCAGACGATCACCATCACGCCATCGGGGATGTCGTCCAGCGCGGCGTTCTCAAACAGGCTGAACGAGGCCGAAAACCCCGTCGCGTCGTCGCCCTGCACGCGCACGTCCGAACACTCATACGGCGGATCGTTCGCGTCGTGAATGCGCAGGCGAATGAACTGCACTTCGGTTTTGGTGTTGGTGTCGTCGGTCACGGTGTGCACGACAAGGTACTTGCCCGCGCTGGTGAGAGTCAGCGTCGGGTTGTCGTCGGTGTCGTCGTCCCATGTGCCGGACGCGCAGAACCATGAATGCGTAATGTCGCCGCCACTGTCGGGATCGAGTGTGTAGGAGGAAGCGCCGACGAACGGGATGTCAATCGAACCCGACGCGGGCAGCCAGTACGCATAATGCCCGCCGCTCGTGGGGACGGGCGCGGGGTTGGACGTCTGGTCGGTATAGGTCGCATGATCTGGGGAGAAGCTGGAATCGGCAGCCGGTAAACGGTCAGTTGGTAGAAAGTCGTCATAGACCGTAAAAGTATCTCCGGTGACGAGCTGGATCTCGCCCCAGCTCACTTCACGGATCGGCAGGTTGCTCGACGTAATCGACCCGGCGGCGCGGACGCTCGTCATCCCTTTGAAGTCGCCTGCGGAGGTATAGAACATCACGCGCATTGACGGGTACACGTCCGCCGCGTCACCGCCCGTGAGCGTGTAGGTGAGGTTCAAGGCGCTTGCGGTCGCAGGATCGGCGCTGAGCGTGCCTTCGAGCACCGACACGCCGTCCATGATCGAGACGTAGATATTGCAGGCGTGATTCCCGGCGCGGAGCGCAGTCAGATTCGATGATTGGCTAGGCACTAGACAATCCTCCACTGCGATCCATCAGAGTATACGTCGATGCGGCTGTAGAGCGCGGTCAGCGTGTAGGTCGATGCGCCCTCGATGAGTTCGGACGAATTCGGGTCGATCACGAGGTTATTGCTGGCGGAGGCCGATTTGACGAAGCTGTAGACCGTATTGACAGTGACGCCAGAGAGCGCGGGCAAGGTCAGTGTGACGTTCCCGCCCGACGTATCAACATTGATCAACCGATCACTTGTAGTCACAGTGTAATTGGCGGACTTTGAGACGGCCTGCTTGATCAGGTTGGAGAGTGGGAAGCGCACGTTTTTCAGCCACGCTTCGTTCGCATAGGCAAAGGTCGGTTTTTCGACCCTTCCCAAGAATGGAGTGTAGTAGCCGTCCTCCGTGAGCAGGGTCAGCGCGACCGCCTTCGACGCGACATTGAAACCGCCGAACACCGTGTTCATGAACGTGCGGTAGTAGCTCACGCGCATAAGGTTGAAGAACAGGACAGAATCAATGTAGCCGTCGTGCCGCATAACGCCGGAATAGGTCTTCCGCCGCACCTTGCCCGTGAGTGGCGTGAGGTTTTCTTCTTCGATACTCGGATCGAATTCGGTGAGCGTCGTCACGTTCACGAGACTCGCGAGTGTGCCGTTCGCTGCAATCGCAAAGTACGTCATCGGTTATCCCTGTATCAGTCCGGCGCGGTCGAAGTAATTCCAGATCACGCCCGTCACCTGATCGACTACCTGCTGCGGTGTCATGCCCGTGATGTTGATAGTCGGTCCGCCAACGTTTTGGTTATTGGTGATACTGGACGGCAGCGCCTGTTTGCCCGCGGGCTTGAGCGGGATGATGATTTCCGGGCTGTGGAGCATGGCGAGGCCGGGACTGGTCACAATGCCACCATCCGCAAACGCGGTGGGCATGGCCCGCGTCGGACCGCCGCCGCTGCCGACGCGTGTCGTGGTGGTCGTTGCCGTCGCGACCGCCTGCCAAGCCGTAGACGAACGATTGACCATGTAGGTCAACCAGAACTCGGCATTCCGCGCCATGCTCTGGTACAACTGCGCTTCGCCAGTTGCCCGGTACTGCATGAGGTTGAGCGCCGCGACGTTCGCCTGCTGCTGCACCATGCGCTGGGCATTCTCGGCATTCTGCACATCGATGATCGCCTGTTGGTTTGCCCGGAGACGCGTCGCACGTTCTTCAGACCAGCGTTGGTTCTCGCGATTGATCGCGTCCCGCGCGGCCTTGTCCTGATCGGCGAGCTGCTGCCGCAGTGTGTCGCGGAGTTCCTTTTCGCGTTCGGCGTAGGCGTCTTTCTCTTGGTCAATCTGTTCCTGCTGCGCCGATTTTGCGGTGATGTAGGCCAGCACGTCACGGGCAGCAATCGAATTGGCGATGTTCGCGTTCGCCTTTTTCACGATGTCCATGATCTTCTTTTGCGTGGCGGTGTTCGCCTTCAGGAGATCATCATCGGCCTTCGTTTGCAGTTCCCGCCGCTTGGCAAGCTGCGTTGTCTGGATCTCATTGATCGCGGCTTCATGCTCAAAGACGGCCTTGCTCCATGCGTTCGTCGCTTCCAGTGCCGACTTGTGCGCATCCGCCAGCTTTTCATTGGCCGCCATCACTGCATCGGTCGATTTCGTGACCCGCTCGTTCAGATCGTCTAAGGCTTGCTGCGCGAGTTTCGCCTTCTCCGTCTTGTCAGCGGTTGATTCCAGTACGTCGCCGAGTTCGCCCTGTTCGATCTTGAGATCGACAATGCGCTGCGTCAGTTGCTCCGTCGCATCCGCTGATAAGTGGCCGTGTTCAAGGAGCGCCTGATACTGCTCCACCTCCACGTTGATCGCGTCAATGCGCTGCTGGCGCTGTTCAGCGGTTAGCTCGTCCGCGCGGAGCGTGACCTCCGTCGCCAGCAGGGAGCGACGACTCGCCTCTTCATGTGCGGCCTGCGCGTCAGCTAGGCTGGCGGTGACACTGCCTAAAATCTCGTTCGCGCGCTGCAGGCGTCCGATCTCGCCATCAATGCCCGTCGTATCCAGACCGGAGTCGGACAAGACTTGCCGTTGTTGTTCCAGTAGCTGCATGGATCGGTTGTTCGCGTCGATTTGCTGCTGGCGCTGGGCCGCGGTCAAACGGTCGGCCTGTTCCAGCACGTCAAAATCGTTCTGCACGCCCTGCATCCGCGTATCGGCGAGCTGGCGCTCTGCATCTTCCAGATCATTGGCCGCAAACGCGCCATTGGCCTGCGCTTGGGCGAGCCGCGCCGTGTAGCCTTCGGAACTGGCAATCTGCGCATCCAAGTCTTTAAGCTGGTCACGCAGTTGAGCGGTGGGCAGTTGACCCGCGGCTTCGAGCGCGCGCGCTACCCCATCGCCAAAGGATTGCTGCGCCTGAGCAAACGCGCTGTCAATCGCGCCTTGGGTTTCCGCGCGCTGCTGGCGCAGTTGTTCAAGGCGCGATTGCTCCGTCTGAATTTCCTCTGCCGCTTGGGACGACGTGAACGATCCAATCGCTTCGTAGTAGCGGTTCTGCGCATCAAGCGTACCCTGTAGGGCGGTGCGCTGTGCTTCCATCTGCTGGTTATAGGCGGACATCGCAATCGACACCGCGGCGAGCGCCCCCGCGGTGATACCGCCCGTCACGCCGAGCGAGGAAATACTACCACCCAGATCGCCGATCAACCCCGCCGCGTTCGCGAGATCGCCCTGCCCCAGACCTGAAAGGAGCTGTGATCCGACACTGCCGAGCCGATCCACCGTCTCCGCGCGTCCGGGGTCACTGCCGCCGGATGCGGAGGGCGTGCTGATGCCGCCCTGTGCTACGTCCTGCGCATTTGCCAGCGCGTCCGCAACGCCCTGAATTTCGGAGTCGGATGCGCCGATATCGCTCAGGTTCTGCGCGACCCGTTCAAGCGCGGTCGCCCACCCATCCGTTTCCTGCGCGGCGCGAATAGCGTCCTGCGCGATGCCTTCAATCGCTTTCGCGCGGGCCAGTTCTGCAAACTGCGCGTTCAATTTAGCCGCAGCATCCGCGGCACTCAGTTCCGCCCGGGAGGTATCACCAAAGAGGTCTTCAAGTTCTTTGTTAGCGGCGAGCGCGCGCTGCACACTTCGTTCGTCCACGACATAACGAAGGATGGTGCTTGCCACTTGCGACTTTTCGGCCATACCTGCCCTCCTTTCTCAGACAGCAAAAGACCGTCCACGAGGACGGTCTTGGAGTAGTCGTGTTATTCACCCTGCGCGTCACGCTGGAATTTGAGCAGTTGGTGCATGAGGTAGAGATCGTGCTCCCAAGCGACCGGCTGCGCGGCCACTTCTTCCGGCGTGCGCGGTTTGCCCCCGTTTTCGCGGTGCAGCGATTCGCGCAGCACCAGCTGCGGATCGTAGTGAAAACGCCAGTCATCGGGCTCCGTGAGGGCAAGCCGCTCTTTCCCCTCTTCCTCGACCAGCTTGATCAGTTGTTCGCGTAGATCCCGCCGCGCGGCTCGACGGCGGGTGATCAAGAAGGGTCAGCTTTTTCGCCTTCGTTCAACCGTTCATCCGGGAGCAGTTCGCGCGGCGCATCCAACGGCGTGCTCTGTTCATCCGTAAAGGCTTGATTCCAGAGCGCGTTCACGCGCCAGCCAATGAGTTCCATACGCTTTTCCCACAAGGCACGCGCGTCCAGTGGCTGCGCATCCTTGTGCAGCATCCACCAGTTCCAGAACTCACGAAACGCCCCCAGTTCCGGGTGCGCGCCGTCGACCACGACCTGCGTGGTGTGCGCGAGCAGCAGGGCAAAATTGGCGACGAATTTCTCGTCGCCACTTTCCACCGCGCCGCTTTCAATGATCTGGTTCGCGAGTTTCCGCGCTTGATGATTCGTGCCCAGCGACTGAAACCGCATCCCGAAACGGATCGAAGCGCTATTCGGCTGCGTCATCCGCCGCCTGCGCTTTCTTGGTGGCTTTCGGCGCGACGAGCGCGGTCAGTTCGGCGACTGCCGCTTGATACGCGCCGCCAAGCGGGAGCACGACGAAGAAGCCTTCGCCAATGCCCTGCGTCGTCGCGGGGCGTTCATACGGACGCCCCGCGACATCGGTCTGCGGCCACGACTCGACCGAGCCGTCCGCGTTCAATTTGCCGAGACGAGGATCAGAAATCGCCATCACGGCACCGGGAAGGAGCTATCCAGCACCTGATAGATCGCGTGGTGCAGATCACCCGTTGTGCCTGCGGACGCGATGGTGACGACGCCCGTGGACGTGCTGATGCTGGTCGCAGCGGTCGCGACCCCGGCCTTCGTCGTCCAGTTGTCCGTGTTGCCACTCGTGACCGTGTTCTTCCACGGCTTGTAGGCGAGGGTGAACGTGGTTGCAACGCCGTTCGCGACATAGGTTGTCATGGCAATCGGACGATCCGTCACGATCTGCACCATGACCGCCTTGTTCTTGTAGAACGACTGGTTCGCGCCGAACGCGACGCCGTTCGGGAATTTGCTCGTCACCTTCGGGAAGAAGGTCGCGCGCATCGGCGAGGGGTTCTCACCGCCCGTGTGCGAGAGCGGCGGCTGGCTGAAGCGGAGCTGGCCGCGCATGAACAGCGTGCGGTACTTGAGTTCCCCGTCCGACCCGGAGGCGCGGCTGTGGAACTTACTCGTCAGGAACACGCCCACGTCATTCGGATCGGGGTTGAGTTCGTTCATGCCGCTGATCTCAAACCCGCTCACGGTGGTTGTGTCCGACGCGCCGCCGCCGGAGAGCTGGATCAGCGTGTCGTCGATGTCGGAAAAGACCATCGGGATTTCCGGCACATCCGCGAGGCCGATGGTGATCGAGCCGAGGAATTGCCCGCCGCCGCGGAAGACCGCGCGTTCGAACGAGAATTCCGGCAGCGTCACTTCGACCGGGTTGTCCACGAGGTACGCGTGGGAGGTGACATTCGAACCGGGATTGCCGGGGTCGGCAATCTGCCCGTACGAATAGTTGTTGTACATCTTGAAGAACTGCGCCGCGAAAAGCCCGGCGATATTGCCTTTAGCCATGATTACTCCTCGCTAGTTGCCGCCATACACGGCAAATCGGATGTTACGGAACGGAAGCAGGATCGGGAGTTCCACCCCGATGTGACCAAAATCCTCGAAGACGCCGAGCGGCGTCATATCGAGCACGTCCACGTTCTCGATGTCCAGCAGCCACCCATCGGCCTTTGGCGGCTGCTGATTGGGTAAATACACGAGCGAGCGCCGCGCCTCGAAATACGCCATGACGGTCGGCATCCACTGCCAGAGCGCGCCTTCGTACTGACCGTTGTAGCCTGTCTGTCCGGCGTAGCCGAGCACAAGGCGCATATTGACCGTGTGCGTGAACACGCGCGTCTTCGCGGCATCCTTACGCCGGGACACGCCCCCCGGCCACACCCACCAGAACGGTGGTACGGCGTTCGCCTTCACATAGCGCTCCACCCGCTGCACGGGCGGCGTGAAGACCGCCGACACCTCTTTCAGCATGGGGATGATCCGCTCGTCAATCGTCGTTTCGAGATAGGTCTCCACCGTGACCGTCATACGTCGAAGATCCGCATGGTGGGCGACGACGAGCCCTTGAAGTGGTCGAGGATCGCCGCGACATCCGGCGGCAGGTCTTGCGGCAGTCGTTCGCCCATCTGCGTGTTCGGGTTGAACTGCACCGTCGCGAAGTGTCCCGCCCGCTTGTAGTAGTACGAGGCGAGGCGGACGCAGGCTTTCGCGATGTTCTGTTCGACCTGCCAGACGGAGAGCGTCGCCGCGCTGTGCGCGACCGCCGTCGTCCCCCGCGCGCCCCGGTTCACATACACCGTGGTATCCGTGATGCGCGTCACTTCGAGGTATTCGGTCGTACCGCTCGATGTCGCTTTGAGCAGCATCCCTTCGGAGAAACGCGGCGTGCGCCGAAACGCATCCTCCCCATCCACGTCCGACGCGGTGAAGCTGGCGGTGGTCGTGGAGGCCAGCGTGAGCGTTTCACCGGGGTTGAACCACATCCCGCCAAACGGCTGCGTCGAATGCCACACCCCTGCGACCTGAATCGCGTCGACCGGATCGCCAGCCGCATCCGCCAGCCAGAGCGCCGACCCCGTCGCCTTCAGGCGAATGCGGTCATACGGCGCGCCCGCTTTCGGAATGAGCGTGTAGTCCGCGCCCGTGAGCACCGACCCGTCGCCATTGGTGACGCTCGTCACTTCGGCGAGCAGTTCGTGCAGGCGCAGATCCAAGCCCTGCGTGTCCGACTCCGCGTTCAGGTAGCGTGTCTGGACGCGCGGGAAGAAGGAGCGCCCCGCGAGTTCCAGATCGATGCGGGCAGTCGCGTCGCGGAGCGCCTTGATCGCGGTCGGGTCGTCGTTAACGGCAAGTGGATCGCCGTTGCCGAGTTCCATGCGGATGTCCGCAAGCGTCGCGTAGGTGGCAAACGACACGGCGTAGGTCATGGTTACGCCTCAGCGCCGAGAAGCGCCCGGATGTAGTCCGCTTTCAGGATCGCGCCCTTGCTGCCCGTGCCGACCACTTCCAAGCCCTGCGCTTCCGCGAGTTCGCGCAGTTCAGCGGTTGTGAACGACTCATAGTCCACCGCAGGATCAACCGCGACGGGTTCAACTTCCGCCGTCACCGCGTCTTCGACGGGAACTACCGGAGCAACCTCAACCGCAGCCGCCGTCTCGGTTTCGACCGCGCGGGCGTGGCCGTTTGCGATCAGGTACACGCCGAGGTCGTCAGCGACTTCATGGACACCGGGCGCGAGGAACTGTTCGTTCGTGCGTTCGCCGCGGTAGCCGTTGAGAATGTGAATGCGCATCGTGACCTCCTAGATCGGCATGTAATACAGGATGACGCTGCCCGTCTTGGTGTTGCCACCCGACGCGACCACGACCTGCGGCTTGCCCACGATCAACGGGTAGCATTTGCCCCCGGTGATCGCCGTGCCGGTGGAGTCGTGCTCGTCCGCACGCACGTTGTAGAACGCATTGGCATTCGCGTTCGTGAGCGTGAGCAGCGTGCGGGCAACACCCGACGGCGTATCTTGGAGGGTAATCGTCGCATCGACGCCTGTATCGAATGTCCCTACCACCCATTCGATACCGATCAGCAGTCCGGCAACCTGATCTGGCGACTTGAGCGTCTTGTCGCCGCTGCTGTTTGTCGTAGCGGTCAGAATGACATCGCGAAGCATCGAAACCCTTTCAGGGGGCGTAGAAAGCTACGCCCCAACGAATGAATTAGGCGATGGTGACGTTGCGGGTGCTGGAGACGTACCAAACGCCCGCACGACCCACGAGCACCATGCCGTCGCTGATCGCGCCACCAAACGTCGCGACATCGCGCGAGGTCGTCCCGCCGCCGAAACCGGGGGTGTGCGTGACCGTGTGCGCCTGCGCGGTTTCCGAAACGATCTTCAGTTCACAGATCGTGTCTGCGGGCGGGGTGTCCAGCGTGATCGCGGCGGCTGAGCCTTTGGTGATGAACACAATCCCGTTGGGGATCGTGATCGCGCCATCGCCACTCAATACCTGAAACGGGATCGGGTCAACGGAGTTCGTTCCGCTGTTGTCCTTCGGTGCTACATTGCTCGCCAGAGCCATGAGTTTTTACTCCTAAAACTAAGCGTGAGAAAGGAAGTGAAGCACTACCGAAGGGCGACCGAACGTCGCCCCCGAAGACTTACGCGGCGGTGACGTTCCGAACGGCCTTCGTGTACCAGTTGCCGTTATAGGCGACCAGCACGACCGAATTGCCAATCGCGGCGGTAAAGGTCAGCGTGCCGCTCGACCCCTTCGCGTTGAAACCCACCGTCGAGCAGGTGACGACATGCGCCTGTGCGCTCGCGGCGATGATGGTGATCTCGAAGCGATCCTGCGTGCCTGCCGTCGGTGCAGCGAGCGTAATGGCCGCCGCGCTGCCCTTGCTCAGAAACACGGTCGCATAGTTCGCAATCGTGATCGCCCCGTCGCCCGTGATCGCCTGCACCGCGCCCAACCCGCCGTCCTTGATGGTCAGACCGTCAACGGCCACACCGTTCGCGGCGGTCGTTTCGGCAATCGCATCGGTCGAGATGGAGGCGGAAGACGCCACGCCGTTGATGCTGAGGGAAGTGACTGTGAGCGCGGCGAGATCCGCGCTGTCCCCGTTTTTCACGTTCTGTGTTGCTGCCATCGTTTACACCTCGTAAGGGTCTAGCAGGGCGTCACGCGGACGCCCTGAGCGAACCGGATGCGAAAGACTAGACCGTCAGGTTGTAGCTGACCGCCGCGGCCTTCGAGCTGGACAGCGTGGCGTGACGCGCGCGGAAGCCGATGCGCATCGAGACGATGATGACGTTCGACTGCGCGAGCGCGATACGCGCCGTTTCGAAGTTGATGCGGCGCTTCCAGACCATCGCCCAGTACGGCGCGTACATGGTCAGGATGCGGCCCAGCGTGCCACCCGCCGCGGGGATCTTGCCCGCCGAGTTCGCGAGCGCCATCTGCCCGGTGCGCAGCACGTCCACGCCGTAGACCGGCGGAACGCGACCGTTGAACAACGAGGCATCGACACCCGCCACGTCGCGCGTCTTGATCGCGAGCATCGCAAGCGCCTTCTGGTAGGTGATCGGGTCCACAATGTGCACCATGCGATCCGGGTCAGCCAGCGTGTCCGAGTCCATCAGGTTCATGTTGGCGAGGAAGTCGGCATCGTCCAGCGTGCCGCCGTCGCGGGACTGAGCGCTGTTCGTGACGAGCGCCAGCTTCAGCGCGCCGTCGCTCACCAGATACGCGGGCGAGTTGATGCCCGTGCCCGGCGTGCCATCGATGGCGTTGATGTTGGTGCTGGCGGTGCGGGTCGTGTCACCGTTGATCAGCACGTACTCCGGCAAGCGGATCGCCGCCTGATTGAGCTGGGCGTTGAGCTGCGTGACCAAGCCCTGCGCGATCACCGCGTCTTCCGACAGGATGTCGGTGTAGCCCACCGCGCCCGTCAGTTGACCGGGGGTCACGGTGACGCTCGACGTGCCGACGTAGCCGACGTTCACGACGGTTTCGGGGCTGCCGGAGCCATCAAGGTCGTTCGCCTGGGCGGTCGTGAAGAAGGTCGGGTCACTCGATTCGAGCGGCACAACCGCGTTCGACGCGCCGTCCGGCACTTCAATTTCCATCAGGTTCTTGGCGCGCAGCGCGTCCATGATCGGCTGGTGCCGAGCTTTTTCCCACACCTGATCGCCGTAGAACGTGCCGACCCATTCCGTGCCCTGCCCGGCGATGTCGGTCGCCATGAAGTCGTCCGCGCGCTTGAAGGCGCTGCGATACGCGGCGATGACCGGGCTGCCGCTCTTGTCGTTCTGAGCGAAGTCGAGGCCACGGTGCGCGAGAGCGCGGGCGAAGCCTTCGCTCATCGGCATGTTGGCGCTGCGCATGATTTCCGCGAGGGTGAACATTTCGCTGTGACTGAAGCGCGCGTACTTCTTCGCTTCCTGCACGACGGCGTTCACATTCACGCCTTCACCGGGACGGCTCGCGCCGCGGACGATGGGCTGCGCGGCGGGCGGGGCGTTGCGTTCGGCTTCGAGCGCCGTGATGCGGGAGCGTAGGGCTTCCACGTCGGCGTTCTTCTTGTTCGCTTCCAGCGCGGCGCGCAGGTTCGCGAAGATCGAACGGGCATCGGCGGCGGGCGCGGCGCTCATGACGACTTCCACGACGGGGGCGGGTGCAGCTTCGGGCTGCGGCGCGGCGGCCTGTTCAATCGCGGCTTCCACCGCGTCCGCACCGAATTCGGCGACGAGCTGTTGCAGCATCGCCAGTTGTTCAGGGGTCATCTGTTTCTCTCCTACAGACTCAGTTTCAACGGGTAAAGGTTGTGCTGCTGGGGCGTTCGCCTCATCTCCGGCGCGAGGCTCAGCGTGAGCCTCCTCGGGCGTCGCGGAACGGATGAGGGTTACTCCCGGCATGCGACTCTCCGCCGGGTAGCGTGTCAACGAAAGCTCTAAAAGCGTCCACGATTCGAAACTCCCATCGTCGCGGAATTTCGCAGTGTGTTCGCCGGTCGCACTACTGGTAAAAAGTTCGCCGCGCTGGAGTTCTCCAACGATGCGCTCATAGTGAGGACTGGAACGATCCAGTCGTCCCTCGAAGCGCAGACCTACGGCGTCCGGCTGCACCGTTTCGATGTAGCCGACGGTATCCAGACCGATGATCGGGTCTTGGCAGTGTTCGTACTTGATGGGGCGACGGAATGCGCCGTTCTCGATATCGAGGTCTACAGGGCGTGCGGGATCGAAATATGTGCCATAGGCGTCCCGGTGTTCCGGGTCGCCGTAGATGTACACGTAGCCGTTCACGACGCCTTCCAGCGTGTCGATGCTGGCGGCGCGATTGACAAAGCGGTAAGTGACGACGCTTTGCCCGACGATGGATCGTTTCTGCTCCTCGTCCGGAGTGGTCGCGCAGGCACGTTCGATGGCATCCGCATAGAGCGGCGCGACACGGGCGATCTCGTCTTCGCTCAGCGTCCGGCCTTCGCATTCGCTGTAGGCAATGGCAATCGCCTGATCCTGCTTATGGCCTTTTTTGATGTACTCGGAAATCTTCTCCGAGACACAATCCGAGGCGCGTTCTTCCTGCGCCGCCTGCTGTGCGTCTACGTACTCCTCAAGTTCGCTTCGAATGGCGTCCGTCATACCGTCCTCACTGGGAAACAAAAACGCCCACCGGAGTGAGCGTTTGCTGCTTGCTGAATTGTGCTGTTTGCCTAGTCGTCCACCGTCACGGGCTTCGGCTTGGCTTTAGTGGTGCGCGGCTTGCTGGTCGTCTTCGGTTTGGCCTCGCCGGTCGCTTTCTTCGCAGGCGCTTTCGGCTTGCTGGTCGCGCTGACCGTGGCTCTCGCCGCTGCCTTCTCGTCCGTCTTCACGTCGAAGGTTTCGAACACCCACGTCTTGAACGAGGGTTCAAAGCCCCACGCGAGGAACACCGCGAGAACGGCCACCAGCGGCGATCCGTTCACGATGAGCGCCAGCGCGATCACGAGTGCGTAGTAACCGACCTGAATCTGTCCCCAAAACATCTCGCACCTCCTGTCTACTTCGTCGTCCCGACTAACGTAGCAGAAGTGTGCTTGTTTCGGTAGGCTAACATGCCAGAAGCATCTAAGGCATGCTGACCACGCCCCACAGGGCGATCACCTCATTGGTGAGCCGTTCACCGGACTGCACCGCAAGGCGGTCAATCCGCGGGTAGCCGCTGGCTTCGTGCGAGGGCACTTGCCACAGGCCGACGACGAAGGCCGAACCGGGGCGGGTGTTCGAGATGGTAATCGCGGCGAAGTAGTTCTCAATCCGGCTTTCGAGTTTCCAACTGCGCTGAAGCAGCCCCGACCGCGCATAGCGTCCATTCGCGGTCGCCACCCTGCCCGTCCGCACGGCATTGAACCACCAGCCCTGCGCCCGTGCCTGTTTCGCCGGATTGCGCGACCAGATGAACTTGTGCCGGGGAACCGGGATCTGCCGCTGAAACTCTTTGTTCAGTCGGCTGCGTTCGCGCCGCACGGCGATCTTCGTGCCGTTCCGCATCTGCGCGGGGGCGGCTTTGACCGTCTTGCGGGTGTTCTCAAACGCCGCGCCGTCTGTGTAGGAGCGGGCGATGGTGGTCATGGGACAAACAATTCGCCTGTTTCAGAGTCCCGTACTGCCAACTGACGAAACACGTCTTTGACAGCACCAACCCATGCGGCGCGGATTGTGTCGGTCAGGTTTTCCCATTCCGGCATCGGCAAACCCTGATAGTTCTTGAAGCCGGTTACTTCGCCGTAAGCGCGATAGGCGCTTTGTGCGTAGGGGATGAAGAACTCATTCGGTTTCATGGATTGCTTCCTCATGCTCATGAACGTGATACGCCCGCGTGAACGCTTCTAGTCCCATGCTGGCAATCGCCCGGACAATCGGCGCGTCATCGAAGAAGCGGGAGCGGTAGTATTTGCCGTCCTTCCCTCGGGCAGAGCAACCACAAGCCCACCCGCCGCAAGCGAGCCGTCTGTCACGGGGAAACCCGATCTTGCCAAGCTCATCGAGCGTGAAGGTTTTGCCGTCGCGGGCTTCACAGTCCTCGCATGATTCATTCTGCGGGTCGCGTACCCACGTCACCTCAAGCTGGGGCGCGGCCTGCCGGAGCATCGTGTAGTACAGATCATCCAGCGTCTTATTCGCCCACAGCGCGACTCGAACGTCTACCTGCGCATCGGTAATTCCGCCCTCTTTGAACAGCTCGTTCTTGAAGTTGCGGATGTAGTCTTTGGTCTCCTGCTGCCATGCGCGGAACAGCGTCAGGTCGTCTTGCGAAAGACTTTCAATCGGCGTACCCGCATCGTCGTAGGCGTCATAGACCGTTTGCAGGCCGAAGCGCCGAACGATGCTGTTCATCTCGCCGTCGAATTTCCGCGCCGTCACTTCATCAGCACGGGCCCGTTCAATCGCCGCGCGGATCTCCTGCTGGTAGCTGGTGCGCGTGTCGCGGTACGTGCGGAGGAAGTCTTTCGCGTCGGCAAAGACTGCGTCGGCATCCGCCTCGCCATCTTCCAGCCCGAAGCGAATGAATTCCGCGACGATGGCGGGGATCGCCCGCGTCGTAAACGGCGTGGTCTTGCCCTTCCGCCGGATGACCTTTTCCCACCGCTCCAAGTCGGTTTCCTGCGCGCGGCTGAGATTGCGGAGCGTCCACACGTGCGCGGGTTCGATGCCGTTCTTGTACGCGGTCACGTTTGCCCCAACCAGTGGGTAATTCGCTTCCGGCATGCCCGTCAGATCCACCGCTGTACCGTCTGCCAGTTCGCAGAGCAGCACGCCGACGATGGGCGGAAGAATGGGCGTCATGCCCGCCGCTTCCATATCCAGCGCGAGCGAGGTGGTGATCGCTTCCAGTCCATCATTCGGCACGACCGCGAGGTAGATGCGCCCCGCCGTCTCCGCAAAGCCCGCCGTTTCGAGATCAAGGGGACGGGTAGACGCGTAGTCCGCTTCACGGATGAAGCGACTGACCAGATTCGGCGACCACTGATCGAACAAGAGCAGGTCGAGTTTCCACGCGCGTTCCGATACCCACTGCGGATTAGGATAACCCGCTTCAGCGAGGAAGGCCGAGAGTTCGCGCCGCGCTGCCTTCACAAACGCGTGATCGGCGAACGAGATCGCCAGTTCCAGACTCGACACCGCGCGTTCCGTCGCGACCTCCGCCGAAGCGAGCAGCGCCTGCGGTTCAATCAGCGGCTTGTCGCCGTGATTGCACACGATCCCCTTCGGCGCGACCGCGACCTTGCTCGACCAGTAGATGGTGGTCTTCTCCGGCGCGTAGCCCATCGTGATATGCGGGATCCATTGACCGGGCAGGCTGTAGCTCGACGGCTCGATGCCGCATTCCTGCGCGAGCTGGTACACCGTCTCCTGGAAGTCTCTCAAGTCCGCATTCTCGCGCACCCGGAAGTGGATCGCGTGTTCGCCAATCGAGTCGAACGACTTGAGCGATCCGATGCGGAGGGTCATCTCCGGCACGTCCACGAAGCGGAGCGCGTCAGTGAATGCGCGGGCCTTCGCGGGGTCGCACACGGGCGCATAAAAGAGCGTCACATGGAAGTCGGCGGGGTCATTCCAACTGACCGCCGGATAGCGTTCACGGAGTTGGCGCTGCAAGCCGACGAGATCCACGTTGTTCGAGAGGTCTAGCCCGACGAACAGGTTATCCCCCGTGTCGCGCTGTCCATCGGCGAGCGCCGGGGTTTCCGGCGTTGTCACCGTCACATCCTGCGGGGTCGTCGGCGTGGGCGCGCCGAATGGGCTGAAGGGGATCGGGTTCTTCATGCGATCCACGTTCGCGTTCGCCAGTTCCGCGATCCGGTTGACCGGGATCACCGCGCCATTCAGCAGTACGACCTCGCCATTCTCGGCGAGACCTGCATCCACCAACGGTGCGCAGCCCAGCGTCAGGCGGTGGAAGTAGTTGAGCGTCGCCGTCCCCGCCTGCCAGAGTTTCAGTGGTTCATCCGGCGCCCGCTTCAGGTAGTCGGCTTCCGGCTCCATGCCCACAAGCGCCCGCGCTTCATCGTGCGTGTACAAGCCGGACGTGCGCACGGCATTCGCCGTGTCCGCTTTCACGAGGTTCGAGTCGGCGAGCGCCGGGATCTTCGCTTCGTCCGCCTTGAGTTCGTAGGCGGCGCGGAAATCGCGGCTCGCCCACTGCTCATTCAAGGCAGGCAGGAACACCGTGCGCACAAACGGCAGCGCGGCGTTTCGAATCAGGCTGACTTCCTTCGCGCTGTAGGTGCTGTTCGCGGACAGCGCGTCCGCCACGCCTTCCAAGCCGAGCAAGCCCAAGTCCACGTCGAAGATGACCGCGACTTCGGCGCGCACGTCCTTCTTCGTTTCGCCCATCATCAGGTCTTTGGGCGTGGCCTGAATGGGAACCCATCGCGCCCCGTTCGGCATGACCGCTGTCTTGTGTGCGTTCCCCGCGCCCTTGAAGTTTCTCCGCCAGTCTTCACGAGCGGATGCCATCTTCTCGACCGACACCTCTTGGTCGAAGGTGATCATGCCATCAATGCGGGCGGAATTGGTCATGAAGGCGAGCGCGTGCGTCACCGTGCCGAAGTCCAGCCCGATCAGGCGGTACGCCGCTTCGAGGCGGCTGATGCCCGTGCCATTCGGACGACTGTCGAAGGTGTTCGCTTCGATCAGGTCTTCGACTTCGACCCGTTCCTGCGTCCATGTCTGCTCATTGAAGATCATGTAGTAGGCAATCTGCGGCTGCCCGACCTCGACCACATTCACCGGATTGACCCACTCTAACCCGGTCGGCCACCCGCTGGCATTGCGCCGCTTGCGCAGAAACACACGGCCCCAGATATCCGCCGAACGCGAGGCGCGTTCGAGGATGAGGGGCGACTGACGCAGGAAGAACGCGAACGGCGAGTCGGCATCGTCCAACCGATCCCCGGTCGGAAGCGTCGCATAGAGCGGGACTTGGGAAATGGTGTTCGCGCGGCGTTCCATGCAGGCGAAAGCCGTCGCGCTGACCGCGACCGCCCGTGAGAGTGTGGTCGCGTCAAGGGATGCCTGCCCGCCGAGCGCGCGGAGAATCGCATCGTTTAGAGACGCACCGGAGCGCGTCGTGCCGAAATCCGTAAGCAGCTCGTCACCGCGCGTAAAGGCAACACGAAGACCGCGCGGTTCTGGCGCTGTTTTTTGGGGTTGAAACCAGCCGCGCACGCGGTTGAACATCGTGCCTCCGAAATGAAAAACGTGCTTCTTAGGGCGCGTTGGGAAATACTTGGGATATCATGGTGTTATCCACCTATCTTAATTATACGGCGGGTGTCAATCGATTTTACGCAAAGGCGAATTGCAGTTGGCGAATGACATCGGAGTAGTCCGTGCGGGCGCGCTGGCGCTTCCGTGCCGCGCCGTCTTCCGCCCACGCTTCCTGCCAGATCCGGCGCTTGTCCTCACGCCGTGTCACTTCCTCGCCCCTCTGCCCTTCCAAGCGACGCGCTTCAGCGCGCAGGTTGCGCACGGCCTGATAATCCGGCGGCGGGATGCGTCCGACCAAGTCTTCCTGATCTTCCGACACGGGCTGACGAATGGTGATCGTGCGTCCACCGCCCACCCACATCTCGCTTTGCACCCACCAGTCGCGCCGCGCGGCGTCTTCGACATCGTACCCCTCGTGATACCGAAGGTCTGATTTCGGCTTCGCCGCGTCCGCATAGACCGCCTGCCGCTGTCGTTCGAAGTGTGTCCGCTTCCGCGCTTCCGTCTGCGCCGCGACCGCCTGAAATGCCGTCGCGCCCTGCTCCGGGTCAATCCCGCGTTCCGCCGCCAGTTCGCGCCAGCGGGCTTTGAATGCCTCGTAGTTGAATGCCAAGAGTTACTCCTTTCTACCAGAATTCCGCTTTGTCCCAGACCTGCCCGACAATCGTGCCCCACCATGCGAGCACAATCGCATCCCCATAGTCCGGCGAGAACCCCGTGCGCTTGATGATGTCTTCTTTCGGTTCCACCGCGATCTTGCCTCCGGAGAGCTTGTAGCGCGGCGCACACAAATCCACGCGGATGCGCCGGTCATCGGGGAGCGCGATGTTTTCGCCACTCGCTGGATCAAGCGCCTCGCGCAGCTTCCAATAGCTTTCGGCGCGCAGGTTCGTGAATTCGTAGCGCCCGCTCTTATCCTTGCCCTTCGCCGCCGCCGCATTGTTGATCGGCGATACATTCACGTTCGGTATCACCTTCAAGTGGTCATAAGCAGATGCGCCATAGCCGATCACGTCGATCATGATGGGCGTGCTATCGGTGACGACAGCGAGCACGTTCCGCGCGACCGTGGGGCCGTCCGGCGTCGCTGTGCCAGGATAGACAATCGGCTTGTCGAAGTACGTGCCATACAGCGACTGGATCACGGTGCTGTCCTTGCCACCGCGGGCCACATCAACGCCGCAGGAACGCATCTTCACGTCCGGGCGCTGCATGTTCCGCCACCGTTCCTGCGCCTGCAGTACCCATGCCGTCGGCACGACCTGCCACGGGTCATCTTCCAAACCGATTGTGAAGTCGCCGTAGCGCAGCTGCGACCGGAGTGGTTCGGGCAGATTGTCTAATTGGCGGTAGTAGTCCTCGCCCTGAAACGGATTGTCCTCGACGCGCGCGGGGATGAACGTGCGACTGAGCGGATAGATGAGTTCACCCTTGTGCTCATACGGCGAACTGCTCGGCACTTCTACATCCGCGTCATTGATGCGCACAAACCAGCGCAGTTCGCCGGGTTTGGCCGGATTCGGGTGCTTGGGATCAATCCACGGCGCGAAGTAGCGGACGATCCATTCGCCGTTCGCATCCGTCGGCGGGTTGAAGGTGAGCACGATGCGCGTGCGCTGTCCCGGCTCCGTGGTACGCAGCCACCCCGCGACGAACCGGAACGCGCTCTCGCTGAAGTCGGCGGCTTCGTCAATCGCAATCAGGTCGTGCGGACGTCCGCGATACTTCTTCTTGTCTTTGTCCTGCTGGATCGCGCCGACTTCGATCAGGCGGCCGTCCGGCGTTTCCCAGCGGCGTTTGATGCCCCACACAAACGAGCAGCGGCTGTCCTGAATCTCGTTCCCGCGATCCACCAGCGCGCCGAGGTCGGTATAGTTCTGGCGGAAAATAATCGACCGCTTGTGCCGCGTCATCGACAGTCCGAGCACCAGATCGCTCTTGCCGCCGCCCGCCGCCCCACCGTAGCCGAGCACATCCGCCGGGCTGTCATACGCCTGCGACTGCGGCGATGCAGCAATCGGCGACCAGATCGCGCCGCCCGTTAAGCCGCGCGAGATCGCCTTTGCCCGTTCGAACTTAGACTTCCACGCCAGCCGCTCTAAAGAGTTCCGCTGCAAGAGACTCGTCCTTAAATGCCTCGACCACCGCTTCATACGCCAGTTCGCCGCGCTTGATCGCTTCGATCACTTCCACGCGCGGGTCTTCCACTTGCACTCGATCCACAAACAGCTTGTGATAGCGCCCGATCAGTTGCAGCGCTTCGGCCTTGCTGTACAGTTCAAGCTTCGTCACTTCCACCAACCGCGGGTTGTCCGGGTCGGTAGGATCATGCGTCACGTCGATCCGTGTCTCGATTTTCTTGATGAGATGCCCTTGGTTATGCGCCTTGAGTTCCTTGTACGACTTGCCGATGAATTCGCGCATGTCGCCGTGCGCAATCTCCGTCAGGCGGTACAGCACTTCCGCCGCGCCCATTGAGAGATCGCGCGTCAACTGATCGATGTAGGCGCGGATCTCTGGTTTTCTCAAGTTTTCGGAGGCAATCGCGGCGAGGATATTGTACTTGTCCGAGTTGTACCCAGCTGCGGCTGCGGCCCGCACGCCATTCCCGCCGTTCATCACATAGGTTTCGGCGAACAGTTTCTGTTTGAGTGTCAGTCCCAGCGCCGCGTCGAGTGGGTCATCGCCGACGATCCTCCGCCGCGCTTCCGCCTCATCCCACGCGCGCACGCGGCTCACCCATTCGTGACCGCTTGACCATTCTTCGAGCTGGCGCATATACCCCGGTCGTCGTCCGAGTTCAACCCGCGCCCTATCGAGTGTCCGCCCCTCCCCCATGTTCCGATAGCACAGAAAGGCCTTCCATGCCTGATCGGATTCGTTGGAGCGGCGATCAAAGGCGTTGAGCGGCGGCGTACTGCGTGGTTTCGCCTTGCTCTTGGCTTTGCTCATCCCTCCCCCTTTCCACTTCCTAAACACCTGTTCGCTTTCCACTATAGCACAACAATTGAGAAAGTGTTGAGGATCGGCGCGGATTGGCAAGGGTGTTACATGCTATTAGCATTTGACTCTCAGCTAAATAGCAGTACACTAGTGGTATTGAATACATACGCAGCAAGGAGGTCAGCTTGAAAGACAATAAGCGGACAATCGGTTGGACGACTGTCCACGAGGACGCGCTGCAAGCGGTCTACCAGCAGATGCGCGAAGCGGGTATCCCCTGCGAACGCGCGGGCAAGCCGAACGTGACCGTGATCCTTCAGTACGCATTGGAGCAGACGGCGAAGGCCGGGAAGCAGGCGAAGTGAGCGACCAGACGGCGACGGTTGAATGGCGCGACATCCCCGGCTATGAAGGGCTGTATCAGGTGAGCAATGATGGGCAGGTGAAGCGACTCGGCGGCACAGCGAAGTGCAAGCAGGATCGACTGCTTAAACTGGCATACAACAAAGGATATGCGCAAGTCGCTCTGTGCAGAGACGGGAAGGCGGTAACGAAGCAGGTTCATACACTCGTCACACTAGTCTTTTTGGGTGATCCGGGTGATCTCTGGTGCAATCATAAGAATGGGATCAAGTCGGATAATCGCCTTGAGAACCTTGAATACGTGACACCCGGCGAAAACACCAAGCACGCTTATGACACAGGGCTACACCCAAAGGTCTACGGCGAAAAGCACTGGACGCGCAAACTCACTGATGAACAGGCAAATATCATCCAACTTGCATCTTCCCTCGTGCTTGAGGAAGTTGGCGGGCGCAAGGGGTTAGCGAAATACTTCGGCGTATCGCTCACAACGATTCAGGCGATCATTACTGGTAAAGGAGGATACGGGGATGAATAAGACCGCAATATCTTGGACGGACTTCAGCTTAAATCCGGTTCGTTTTCGTGCCACTGAAACGGGCAAGGTCGGCTGGTATTGTCAAAAGGTGAGCAGTGGTTGTACTCACTGCTATGCGGAAACGCTCAACAACCGCTTCGGTGCGATGGTGCGTTATGACGTGCCGAGCGCGGCAATGGGTGAGTTTTTCCTCGACATGAAAATGCTCGGCAAGCTGTACAAGGAAAAGAAGTCGTCGCGCTGTTTTATTTTTGACATGACCGATCTGTTCCTTGATCTCATTCCCGACTGGATGATCGCCGTCTGCTTCTACGCCTTCCTCGATAACCCGCACCACACGATCCAGCTTTTGACCAAGCGCCCCGAACGTGCCGTCGATTGGCATGAACGGTTTATCGCCGCGCAGCAGACCGACGAATTCAAGGCGCTCGCGCATGAGCATCAGGCGACGTGGGGTAAGCGGCAGTTCACCGATCCGTGGGGCGCGAATATCTGGATGGGAACGAGCGTCGAATCAGGCGCGACCACGCACCGCATTGAAACGCTTCGCCGCGTTCCTGCGCAGACGCGCTACATCAGCGCCGAACCACTCTTAGGTGCGTGGGGCGCGGTCGATCTCTCTGGGGTGCATCAAGTCATCATCGGCGGCGAGTCTGGCGCTCACATGTGGACGACGAACGCCGCAGGTCAGCGTGTGCGGAACGAAGCGCGCTGGATGAAAATGGAATGGGCGCTCGGCATCAAGAACCAGTGCGTCGATCAGGGAACCGCTGTGTTTTTCAAGCAGCAATCGGGCATTCGTACCGAGATGGACACCTACATGGTCGAAGCGGATGGCAGTCGCTGGAAGTGGGAACAGTACCCCAACGACCTCATCCCGCCGCGGGAACTGGTCAACTTGCCGTCACCGTTCGAATCCTTCAGCCCATTCGCCATTGAGCAGAACGCGGCAGGGACGGACTTCGATCAGCGCTTACAACTGGCGCAGGCATGGGAGGCGCGCGCCTATCAGCTTGAAGGCTTCCGCGCCGAGAACGCGGCCATCGCTGCGGCGTGGTGGTACAAGGCGTTGGAGGAGTTTCGCCCTGCCCTGCCCATCACTCCCGACCCCCGCACCACCGACTGGCTCGAAGCCGAACGCGCTGGCAGTGACGAACGGATCGCCGACCTAATCGCCGATCTGCCGGCAGTGGTCGACGTGACGCCACTCACCACGAAGCCGAGCCCCGAACCGGACTATGCCGACCCCTACGACCTGCCGACGAACAGCAAGGTCATCAGCTTATGGCAGCCGTGGGCCACGCTCATGCTGATCGGCGCGAAGCAGATCGAAACGCGCTCCTGGCAAACCCCATTCAAAGGGACGCTCGTTATCCATGCGGCGAAGAAGTGGGACAGGGACTTGCAGCAGATCGCGAACAGCGAACCGTTCGCCTCGGTGCTGCGGGGCCATGGCTATGACCCGAACGCCCTACCGCTCGGCGCCGCCCTCGGCGCGGTCATTCTGGATCGCTGCGTGTCGGTGGATCAGCTGAGCACGATCAGCGAACAGGAACGCGCCTTCGGCGATTACTCCGCCGGGCGTTTCGGTTGGCTGACCAGCCGCCCGCGTCCGTTCCGTGAACCGCTGCCCGTCGCCGGGGAGCAGGGTTTGCGCGACTGGTCGAGTTACCTCGCGAAGATCGGGAAGCCCGTCCCCTTTGACAGCATCACCGCGCCGGAAGAACCGGATGTGTTGCCGACCACCGTCGCGAACTTCAACCATGTGTACCAACACTGGAACAAGACGACGCGCCAGTGGGACGATCCGCGCTACGTCTACATCGGGCGCTTCATGCCATCGTTCAATCTGGCGTCCAGCGTGTTTGCCAATCCGTTCAAGATTGCGAAGGACACACCGGAGAACCGTGCGGCGGCGATTGAGCAGTACCGGACGTGGCTGAAAGGCAAGCTGGCTGATCCGCAGGAAGGCGAAGCGTACCGGACGGCACTGGAAGGACTGCGGGGGAAGACTCTTGTGTGCTGGTGTTCTGACCCCGATCCGGCGAAATCAAAGGCGTGTCACGGCGACGTGTTACGCGAACTGTTGGGGGAAACGGTCGAGCACACCGAACCGCCCCAACCCGAGCAACCGCCCACGCAGATGAGTTTGTTCGGCGATGAGCCTGTGAAGAAAACGAAGGTCTACGCCTAAAAGGAGGTGTTCGGTGGAACACCAGTACATCACAACGTTTGAAGACCTGTGGAAGTGCATCGGCGCGATCTGCGAACTTCAGTACACCTATCGCAACCACGGGGAAGGATCTGGTTACCTGACTGCGGAGGAGATGGCCAAGCGGACTCGCGAATATGGCCTGAATCCATCGAGCGTCGAACAACGCATCAATTTGACCATGCGCGGTCGCCTCGGCATCTCTTTCGATGGAGTTGATGCCAGTCCGATCTTTCGGTTTAATAGCCCGCTGATTTATGCGAATGGCGTCTGGACGGGCAAGTATGAAGGCGAACCGGAGACGATCCGCGAGGTGGAACAACTCATCGCCGCGAAGCTGTACGTCGTTGAGAAGCCCTACGCGGACATGGATTTTCTATGACCGGCGCCGAACGCGGCGAGTAATCGGCAGGGACGCGGTTGGTCGCGTCCCTTTTTCATTCCCGTTCCAGTTCGGCGAGGAAGTGCAGCAGGTAGCTTTTCTTTCCAGTGTAATGCCAACCGTACCGCTTGACCGTGTATCCAGCCTGTCGCACGATGTCCGCGAGCATCAGCCCGCCGATCTCCCCGTACTGCCCGTAGATCGCGTCATTCCCGAATTGCTGCACATACGGTTCGAGCACCTTGATCGACCACGCTGCGCCCATGCTCAACGCCTGCCGCATGCCATCGTTCACGACCACAATCATCCGGTCGGCGAAGCGGCGTTCGCTTGAGAACAGGGCTTGCAGTGTTGACCAGCTTCCGCCATAGGGATCACAATCGAACAGGTCAAACGCCAGATCTCCCGCGATGCCTTCGGCGAGGGCGTTCTCACAATCGGCCTCATACACCCGCCATGACGGGCGCTGCAGCGCGAGGCGTTCGCATTTCACCGCGTCCTTCTCAAAGACCACGCCGACGGGCAGGTGTTCATAGCAGCGGTCGAATAAGACCCCATTCCCGCCATGCGATTCGAGCACCACCGGACGAGAAATGCCAAGGGCTTCCAAATCGGCGAGGGCGCGCTTCCTGAGCGCCACCTTTTCCCGCACACTGCTGTTATCTTTCGGCTTGGTTTTTGCCATCTGCAAGCACCCCTGTTTATGCCCCAAAAACGGCCATTAATGGATTGAGCGCACTAGGAGAGCATCGGCGCAGATTGACGCGAAATCGCTCGATAAAGCTAGGCAAGGCCGTTGGGTCTAGCGGATGGTCAGGCGGATGAAGCCTTTGGCGATCAGGTATCCGACCCGGCGGCGCTGCGTCGGGTTGGCGTGCGGCTGCCACATGAACCGTGCGCGATCCACCTCCGAACGATGGAAGTGC